ATGAAAATGACACTTGCTGAACGTTTGAAACTCGCGATGCGAGAAGCGGGATTTACCCAGACCGGGCTGGCGCAGCGCGCTGGCGTGACTCAGGCCGCCATTCAAAAATTAACTTCCGGTAAAGCGAAAAGCTCGACGCGCATCGGGGATATCGCGCGCGCGCTTGATGTGCGTACTGACTGGCTCGCGGATGAAATTGGCCCTATGCGCGGTAACGACGATGGCGGCCATCACGCATCCTCGACCATACCACCGGAATCGGAATGGATCCCGGTCAGCCCGTGGGATAAACACACCCCGTTGGATGACGATGAAATCGAGGTTCCTTTTCTGAAGGATATCGAATTTGCCTGTGGCGATGGCAGCGTATCGGATGAGGATTATAACGGATTTATGCTGCGTTTTTCTAAAGCGACAATGCGCCGGAGCGGCGTAAATACAGATGGTTCTGGCGTATTATGTTTTCCTGCCCATGGTAATAGCATGGAACCCGTGATCCCTGAGGGGACAGTGGTTGCCGTGAACTGTAATGATAAGAAGATTGTCGATGGTAAACTCTACGCCATCAGCCAGGGCGGCTGGAAACGACTGAAACTCCTGTACCGCACCGGGCCGGAAAAGCTGGCGATCCGAAGCTATAACAGCGCTGAATATCCGGATGAAGAAGCTGATATGCAGGGCATTGAAGTGATTGGCCGTGTGTTCTGGTCATCAACCCTCTGGTAAACCCCCCGCTGATTAACGATTAAGCCTGGCGAAAATGCCGGGCTTTTTTGTCTCTGTGACGCACAAAAACAACCGTCAAAAAAATAAATTACAACTTTAATTATATTTAAAACAACCATTTATCCCATTTATATTTTTAATTACAACCATGGTTGTTGACATGATTACAACTTTGGTTTTAAATTGACTCATCGAAACGCAACAGCGTGAAGATAAGTCGAACGGCGCGACATTAAACCATGCGTCGGGAGCGCGGCGGGTTCAGGGTTGAACGGCAATGCTGCTCATTAGCGAAAGTTTCTTTCGGGTACTCGTTACCACGAAAGCAACTTGCTGAAAGTTAAACTAACGGACCGCAGGCTGCCTGATTTTTTCTGCTCACAGCACAACGGAAAATCAGAGGTGGAAAATCACAAAATGAACGCCCATTCCGGAAATATTGTCACCCAGTTTTTTGCGTGGCTGGCGACCATTGCGGCGGCGCTGGGATGGACGACGCAGGATCTGGCCTATTTTATTTTTGGTGTGTTCGGTGTCGCAATCTCGGTGGCGTCGTATATCAGCGGGCGTTTTGATGCCCGGGCAAAGCGCCGGGAAGATGCACGCCGCACGCAACTGATTGAAAACTATATCCGCGATGCACAGGAAAAACCCTGTGAACAGCGTCCTGGCGCCATCGCGGTCATTTCTGACGCCATGACAAAAACCGAGGCGTAAATGGCAAAACTGAAATCAAAACTCAGCGCAGCCGTGGTGGCTCTGCTGGTCAGCGGTGCTTCGGCGCCGGTGATCCTCGACCAGTTTCTCAATGAGAAAGAGGGCAATTATCGCACGGCTTATCGTGACAGCGCGGGCATCTGGACCATTTGTCGCGGCGTGACCCGTGTCAATGGCAGGCCGGTGACAGCAGGACTGAGATTGTCGCAGGCCCGCTGTGATGAAGTGAATGCCACTGAAAGCCGCAAAGCCATCGCCTGGGTGGATCGCAATGTGAAGGTGCTGCTCACTGCACCGCAGAAGGCCGGAATCGCTTCCTTCTGTCCCTACAATATTGGTCCCGGAAAATGTTTCCCCTCCACCTTTTATCGCAAGCTGAATGCGGGTGACCGCAGCGGCGCCTGCGCGGCGATCAAACAGTGGGTACATGATGGCGGACGCGACTGCCGGTTAACCCGCGGCCAGGCCAATGGCTGCTATGGCCAGGTGGAACGCCGCGATCAGGAAGCAGAGCTGAGCTGCTGGGGGATAGATCAATGATCTGGCTACTAAAGTACTGGCGTCTGCTGGCTGGCGTCTGTCTGATGGCGCTGATTGCCTGCCTGGCGCAGGCGGTCAGCCACTATTACCACCAGTTTCAACGGGCTGAACAGCAGGCGTTGCTCCGGCAGCAGACCATCGACGATATGCAGCGTCGGCAGAAAAGCGTCGCTGCTCTTGATCACAAATACACACAGGAGTTAGCCAATGCACAAGCCAGTATTGACCAGCTTGAGCGCGATATCGCTGCTGGCCATCGTCGGCTGCGGCTCAACGCCACCTGTCAGCAGCGCAGCGCCTCAGCCGCCGCCAGCGTGGATGATGCAACCCGCGCCCGACTTGCTGACGCCGCTCAACGGGATTATTTCACTCTCCGCAGACGTATCGAACTCGCCGGCACACAAATAAACGGTTTGCAGCAATACATCCACACGCAGTGCCTGAAGCAGTAACAGCCTCGCTATCGCGGGGCTTTTTTTCGCCTGTGTTCAGCAGGTTGATAACAAAGAGGAGTCTATGGCTACAAACGGCAGCAATGACACGACGTCGCCGGGATACCTTACCCCGACCACTCCCGACGCGGATTACGACGAGGCATTAGAGCAACAGCTGGGTCAGTGGATTCAGGCGCTTAGCGGCCTGGCTGCGGATCGGGTCAGGCCACGCTGGCCTGCAACGCAAGCGGAACAACCCGCAGCGGAAGTGGACTGGTGCGCCTTTGGCATTATCAGTTTCGACCGCGACGCTAATCCGGCATTTGTCCAGCAAGGCGCAGCGGGGGGCGAACTGCAGTGTCAGGAAGTTATCGAGTGTGAGGCTCTCTTCTATGGCGCAAATGGTCAGCAGATTGCCACCCGGTTTCGCGATGGCGTCACCGTCAGCCAGAACAGTGCAACATTCAACACCATGGGTATGTCGCTGCTTGACTGCTCAAAACTTACCTCTTCCCCCGAACTCGTTAACAACCAGTGGCAGCGCCGTTATGACATGACGTTGCGCCTTGGGCGGAAAATTATCCGCGAGTACGGCATTAAAACGCTGGCAGACGCGCCAGTCACTTTCTTTGGAGAATAACCTATGGCTCAGGGCTTACCTGTATCCAATGTAGTAAATGTAGATGTGATCTTATCGCCCACCGCCGCATCAGGCCGCAATTTTGGTTCTCTGCTGATCCTCGGCAGCTCCACGGTGATCCCGCTCGCAGAACGTGTCCGTTTGTACTCTGCGGCTGAAGATATTGGCGCAGATTTCGGTACTGACAGTGCGGAATATGCGGCAGCGGCGATCTACTTTGCACAGTCACCGGCGCCAACCGAAGTGTATATCGGACGCTGGGCGAAAACCCTGGCTGACGCCGAGAGTGGCGAGGTGGAAACTCTGCTGCAGGCAGTCAATGCGGTGTTGCAGTTCACCAACTGGTATGGCCTGGCCATCGCCGATACGGATGATCTGGTTGATGCCGATATTATTGCGGTGGCTGCGGCGATTCAGTCCGCCAGCACGAGCCGCATCTTTGCGGTGACCACTGACGATGCCGGAACCTTGTCCGGCAGCGCGACGGATGACCTGGCGAGCAAACTGAAAACCGCTGGTTACGGTCGCACCTTTATTCAGTATTCAACCAGCAGCAAATATGCCGCGCTTTCTGCTTTTGGCCGGGCATTTACCGTCAACTTTACCGGCAATAACACCACTATCACCCTGAAGTTTAAAACTGAACCGGGTGTCAGCTACGAAACACTGACCAGTAATCAGGCGGCGGCAGTCGATGCGAAAAACGCCAACGTCTACGTCTGGTACGCCAATGACACCGCCATCCTGCAGCAGGGGGTGATGGCGAATGGCGATTTCTTCGACGAACGCCACGGGCTGGACTGGCTGCAAAACTATGTGCAGACCAACCTGTTTAACCTGCTGTACACCTCAACCAGCAAAGTTCCACAGACCGAAGCGGGCGTCACCCGACTGCTGGCGAATGTCGAGCAGTCAATGGATCAGGCGGTCAGCAATGGCCTGATGGCTGCTGGCGTATGGAATGGCGGCCCAATCGGCCAGCTACTCTCCGGTGATGTGCTGACTAAAGGCTACTACGTCTACGCCACGCCGCTGGCGACGCAGGCGCAGTCCGATCGTGAAGCGCGTAAAGCACCGCTGATTCAGGTCGCCTGCAAGCTGGCCGGTGCGGTTCATTACGCTGATGTGCAAATCAATGTGGTTCGTTAAGGAGAAATAAATGGCTACTTATTCTTTTATGGATGTTTCCGCCTCTATGGTTGGTCCGACCGGTGCATTTGATCTGGGTGCAGGCTCAGCCAACTCTACCGAGGGGATTACCGTCGCGATGGCGGAGGATAAAAACAGTATGACTATCGGTGCTGATGGCGAAGTGATGCATAACATGAGCGCCAGCAAACATGGCACCGTAACCATCAATCTGCTGAAAACCTCACCGATGAATAAAATGCTGTCGCTGGCGTATAACGCCCAGAGCCAGTCATCGGCGCTGTGGGGCAAAAATGTGTTTGTGATCCGCAACCACGCTTCCGGCGATATTGTCACGGTGCGCGCCGCGGCATTTAAGAAGCAGCCTGACTGGCAAAACGCCACCACACCTGAAGTGGTGGCCTGGACCTTTGATGGCGGCAAAATTGATCAGGTACTGGGGGAGTTTTAAACCATGGAATTTGAACTGAAAGGCCAGCAGTATCGCGCGGCGAAACTCAGTGTTTTCGACCAGCTAAAAGTATCGCGCAAGCTGTTGCCGGTTCTGGCGGGCATGCTGGCGGATTTTCAGGCGGTGAGAGCTGTCGCGCAGGGCGGTGATCTGTATCAGGCAATCGAGGCCGTGTTACCCAAAATTGCTGATGCGCTGGCGGAGATGAGCGAAGAGGATACCAATGCGATTATCTTTCCCTGCCTGTCGGTGGTGTCGCGTCAGCATGGCAAAGGATGGACGCCGCTATTTACGCAGGGCGCACTGATGTTCGATGACATCGAACTGTTCAGCATGCTGCAGATAGTCGGTCGGGTGGTGGGCGACAGCCTGGGAAATTTTTTGCAAGAACTCCCCGCGCAAGAGACGACATCCCAGGCAGCGGCCTGACACTTGATAGCCTTCCTGATGGCGAGGATTTTCTGATGCGCCCGGTGGAGGCCGGGTACATCAGCTATCCGGCGCTGAAGGATGGCTCAGTCGACCTCGCGGATATTGCCAGAATGAACGACTGGCTGGATCTGAAAGCCGATAACCAGTACCGCATCGATAAATGGAGGCAGGCCAATGAGCGCTGAAACCCTCAAGGAGTTCTTCGTCTCCCTCGGTTTTCAGGTGGATGAAGCAAGTTTTCGCAAGTTTGAATCCGTGGTGGCGGGTGCCACCGCCAGCGTAGTCAAAATGGGCGGTAATGTGGTGGCCGCGGCGCAAACGGTGGTCGGCTTCACCACCCGCATTGCCGATGGACTTGATCAGCTCTACTGGTCATCCCAGCGTAGCGGTGCCGCGGCAAAAGGCGTTCAGGCCGTGAGCTACGCCGCCTCGCAGGCCGGATCAACCGCTGACGCCGCACGCAGTTCGCTGGAGAATCTCTCCGGCTTTCTGCGTACCAGTCCGGGAGCCGAAGGCTTTCTTAATCGTCTGGGGGTGCAGACGCGTGACGCCAGCGGCAGCATCAGCGATATGGCGGATATTTTTACCCGTGTCGGTCAGACGCTATCGGGCATGCCCTCCGCTGATGCCAGCCAGTACGCAACCATGTTTGGCATCGACAGCAGCACGCTGATGGCTATGCGGGGCGGCATGGCACCGTTTCAGGCTGAATACTCGCAGATGGCGCAGGCGATGGGTTTTAATGCCGATAGCGCGGCAGTCAGTTCCAATAAGTTTATGACTTCGCTGCGTTCATTTAATTTAATGACCGGCATGGCGCAGGATAAAATTGGCTCCGGTCTGGCGGAGGGGTTGTCGGCTCCGCTGGATAATCTGCGTCAGCAGATACTCGATAACTTTCCAAAAATTGAGCAAACCATTACTCGCGTGGTTGAGGGGTTGATCTGGTTTGCTGAGGTGATCGGCGTGGTGGTTTACCGCGTTATTCAGGCTGCCAGTGATATCCAGCAGTGGTGGAGTTCGCTGGATGAAGGAAGCCAGCAACTAATCACTACTTTCGGCGCGCTGGTGGCTGGCTGGTTAGTGCTGAACAGCGCGTTCCTTGCGTCACCAATCGGGATTATTAGCGCGCTTGCGCTTGCCATTATTGCGCTTTATGACGATTACAAAAAGTGGCAGGAGGGTGGTGACTCGCTTATCGACTGGGGGGCATGGGAGCCGGGCATCAAGTCTGCGTTGGCAGGGATTGGCGGCATAATCGACTGCATCAAATCGCTGGGGAGGGAGATGGCCACGCTTCTCGGCATCGATCCTGAGAAGTGGAGCCTTAAGTGGGAGTTTAATAACCTGACTCAGCATCTTGGTGGGCTGGTAAAAATGCTTAACCTGATTGGTGATTTGTTAAATGCGCTGAATGAGGGACGATGGTCTGATGTCCTTAGCGTCGGTAAACAGCTGCTCAGTCAGGGGCGTGATAACCCGGATGCACTGCCAGGCGTGACCAGTAGCGCGCTGAATGCACGTGACTGGTTATCGCAAAATAAATGGGTGCCAGCGTCGATAGATAATATCCAGAATTATGGCATGGATCAGATGCTGCCGACGTCGCCAGTCTATATTACCAGCGCTTCGCCCGGTGGTGACGCCACCATTAACCAGCAAACCCATATCAATATTTATGACGCTTCTGGTGGCCATCAGATCGGGCAGGAAATTGCCGATCTGCAACTGGGGGTTAATTCGCAGATGATTCAGTCACTCAACACAAGGATAAGCTAATGGAGATTCTTTCGACGCTGTTTTCGCAACAGAACCGGAAAATCGGGCTGCTCATCCCGGATGTGGTGATCTCTGAAAAACATACTGACACGCTGGAGATCACCGAGCATCCGGTTGAAACTGGCGCACCGGTGGCCGATCACGCTTATATGAAACCCGCTGAACTGGTGATGAGTGTAGGATTTTCGGCTGGCGGCTCCCTGCTGGATTTTTACGATACCACTTCCAGCGGCTACCATCTCGGCTTAAGCCCAGCTGAGACCTACCAGCAGCTGCGCGATTTGCAGCGCAGTTGCCAGCCGTTTGAGGTGGTCACCGGCAAGCGCATCTATCGCAATATGCTGATCCGCGTAATAGACGTTACTACGGATAAAGACAGCGAAAATGTGCTGAAAGCCTCGCTCACGCTGCGTGAAGTGATTATCTCGGCGGTACGTAAAAAATATGTGGCGGAGAAAGCTGATATGCAAAACGGTGTCAGTACCGCGTCGGTGCAGAACAGCGGCGCCAAATCAGTCCGGCCAGCGGGTAATCAGGTGGCTAATCGGATAACCGGAGGATAAATGCAATACGGTGAAATCCCCCTTACGCCCGATAATCAGCAGTTCACTATTCTAATCGGTAATCTTAGCTGGCGTATTCGTCTGTTATGGCGTGATGACGCTGGCTGGATAATGGATCTGCAACAAAGTGATGGAACCGCGATTATTTCTGGTATTCCGTTAGTGTCGGGCGTCGATCTTCTGGCGCAATACAACTCACTCGGCTTTGGCTTCTCACTCTATTTCCTCAGTGACGTTGATACGCAGCAATATGCGACGAAAACTGACCTCGGCAGCAACAGCCACCTCTATGTGGTCACGGAGTGATTATGAGCCAGAACTGGATGCGTCATTTTGAGCTGTGGCTGCAAAGCAATAACGGCAATCAGGTCCGTCTTGATGACTTTAAGGTGACTTTTAAAGTTGACTGGGTGAAATCCTCCTGGCCCCGGGTGGCGACGGTAAAAATCTATAATCTGGCAGACGATACGGCTAACAGCATACTCGGTAATCAGTTTGACAAAATAAAGATTATTGCTGGCTATAATGGCCTGCCATCTGACGATAATAACCGGGAGTCTGGGGCGAATTTTGGCGAGATATTTAATGGTGATATTCGTTTTACTATTACCGGACGCGATAACCCCACGGATACCTATATTCTGATTCAGGCGATTGACGGCCTTAACGCCTTTAATTATGCCCACGTAAATAGCTCGATTGCTGCGGGTTATAAGCTGGCCGATGTCGGTCAGCTGACAATGCGCTCTTTTAATCCTTTTGGCGTCACCGCTGGTATTTTCAGTAGCATGCCGGAGACGATATTTCCGCGCGGAAGGGCGCTTTATGGTATGTCACGCGATGCAATGAATAATATCGCTGCGCAGTGTCACGCCAGCTGGCAGTTTGTTGATGGTCAGGTACAGCTGGTATCCACCGATAAATATATCTATGAAGCCATTATCCTTAATCGCGGCAGCGGCTTAATCGGTATGCCAAAACAGACCATGACGGGAGGCGTTAACGCCGAATGCCTGATTAACCCCAATATCCGGGTCAACGGTCTGGTTGAGATTCGTCAGGAATCGGTTTATCGCACCGCTCTTGATGACAGTGATATCAGAAAGCAAGGTCCCCGATTGCGGGAAACGCAGAGCAACGGTAATTCCACGGTTAGCGGCGCTGAACAACAGCCACGCGCCGTCGCGGCAGATGGCGTCTATATCGTTGATGCCATCACTTATAACGGTGATACCCGCGGTAATGACTGGAAGATGAGCCTGGTCTGTCGCGCCCGTGGCGTGGCGGAAGCGCAAACCAGCAGCGCTAATCAGCCAGCAGCCAGCTAATCAAATCGTCATTATTGCGTTACCGATATTATTCACTGACCCGCTGCGGCGGGTTTTTTATTGGAGGAAATATGCCCGTTTCCCTACAAATACCGGCTGGCGGTCAACAGCAATCCTTTGACGCGCTGGCGAACTCTGTTTTCTCAATGATGCGGGTGTCACTGCCCGGCATTATTCAGTCGTTTAATGCCGAAACCGTCACCTGCACCGTGCAACCGGCGATTAAAGGCTCAGCGCCTGATCAACTGGGAAATACGTTGTCCACTGAACTGCCGCTGTTGCTGGATGTGCCGGTAGTCTTCCCGCGCGGCGGCGGTTGCACGATGACCTTTCCGGTTAATAAAGGCGATGAGTGTCTGGTGCTGTTTAGCGATCGCTGTATCGATTTCTGGTGGCAGAACGGCGGCATTCAGGAACCGGTTGATCCACGCATGCACGATCTCTCTGATGCTTTTGCGTTGGTTGGCCCGCAGTCGCAGGCCGAGAAAATCAGCCATATCAGCACCAGCGCCGTGCAAGTCAGAACCGATGACGGCAACAGCTTTATCGAACTGACGCAGGGCGGGCGGGTGACGATCAAATCAGCGCTGGTTACCATCGAAGGCGACCTGCAGGTAAATGGATCTGTCACCTCCAGCGGCGATCAGATTGCTGCCGGTATCAGTCAGAGCGGGCATACCCATGGTGGCGTGCAATCCGGCGGCAGCAATACCGGGGGGCCACAATGAGATATCGACGCGAAGACGCAGCCGGTGATTACAGCTTTGGCCAGGGTGACAACAGCTGGCTGATTAACTCACCTCAGTGTGTGGCTCAGGCGGTGAAAACGCGTTTTCTGTTGTGGTCCGGACAGTGGTTTCTCGATACCACGGCTGGCACACCCTGGATGCAGTCGGTACTGGGTAAGCAGCAGGCGGAAAGCTACAACCTGGCGATCCGCCAGCGCATTCTGGAGACGCCGGGCGTCAACGCCATCATTGCCTTCGACACCATGGTTAATAGCTCCTCACGTCGGGTGGTATTTAGCGCCACCATCGACACTCTCTACGGTACGACAACCGTCACAAGCGAGGCATAATGGCTCTCAATCTTGATACGCTGGGGCTCTCCGCTACGGTGACCGCCTCAGGGATAAGTGCGCCCGATTATCAGACAATACTCACTACGATAACCGGTTATTTTCAGCAGATTTACGGCACCGATGTTTACCTCGAACCAGACAGCAAGGATGGTCAGATGGTGGCGCTGGTGGCGCTGGCGATTCACGATGCCAATAACAGCGCTATTGCCTGCTATAACTCATTCTCTCCTGCAACGGCGATGTCTGACGCGCTGAGTCGTAATGTAAAAATTAACGGTATTACCCGTCAGGCCGCCACCCATTCCACGGTAGATGTCACCCTAAGCGGAACCATCGGCGTCACTATCGTCGATGGTTCGGTCATGGATGCCAATAGGGTGGTATGGAATCTGCCCGCCAGCGTGACGATTGGCACCAGCGGATCGGTGACCATTACCGCCACCAGCGCCATATCCGGCGCCATAGCGGCAGCTATTGGATCGGTGAATCAAATCAACACCCCGACACGCGGCTGGACATCGGTCAGCAATGCGACGGCTGCCACTATTGGCAGCGCTGCGGAAACTGATGCCGAATTGCGGCGACGGCAAACCCAGAGCGTGGCATTGCCGTCGCTGACGCCGTTTGACGCGGTTGACGGCGCGCTGGCAAATATCGCCGGGGTCACGCGTCATAAGCTCTACGAGAACGATACCAGCAGCATGGATGCCAACCAGTTACCAGCGCACTCCATTGCGGCGATTGTCGACGGTGGCGATGCGACAGCGATTGCCGGCACGCTGCGCAGCAAAAAAGGGCAAGGGGTCGCGACTTTCGGCACGACCTCCGTGATGGTAAACGATCTGTACGGCAACCCGCACAGCATCGCTTTCTCGCGCTCAAGTGACGTACCGGTATTTATCATCCTGACTCTGCGCGCTTTTACCGGTTATACCTCGCAGGTTGGTGAAGAGATTAAAGCGGCGATGGCGGCCTGGATTAATTCGCTGGCGATTGGCGATGATGTGCTGCTCAGTCGGCTCTGGTCACCGGCAAATCTTGGGGTGGTAAGCGGCGGGGCGAGTCGTTATTACGATATTACCGATCTGCGTATCGGTAAGTCTGCCGCCAGCGTCGCGGCAGCGAATATTGATATCGCCTTTAATCAGTCAGCATCCTGCTCAACTGCGAATATCACCCTCACGGTGACTTCATGAGCAAATATACTGACCTGATAAGCAACTATCACCGCGGTAAACCGCTGTTTGTTGACCATCTCGATCTCTCCACCCGGCCACTGACCGACACTTTAACCACGGCAAAATCCCTTATCACTGCTTTTGATATTGATGAAGCCGTCGGTGTGCAACTGGATATTTTGGGGCAGTGGATTGGGCGCAGCCGGGTTGTCAGTCAGCCAATTGCCGGGGTCTATTTTTCTCTGGATGTCGATGGACTCGGCTATGACCAGGGGGTATGGCAGGGACCATACGATCCTGACAGCGGTTATACCAGCCTGAGTGATGAAACCTATCGCGTTATTCTGAAGGCGAAAATCGCCATTAATAACTGGGATGGCAGTAACGACTCACTGCCGCTGATTCTTGACACTGCGCTTAGCGGCTCCGATTTGCGTATGCAGATTGTTGATAATCAGGATATGACCATTTCAGTCTGGGTCTTTCCTGAGAACGATATTTCTGATGTATCTCTGGAATTAATCGCTGCCATTAAACAGGGATATTTAACGGTCAAGGCTGCGGGTGTGTGGGCCGGAGATATTCAAACCCCTTCCATTGAAACACCATCGGAAGGAAATAAATTTTTTGGTTTTGATATGGATAACGAGTACATCTCGGGATTCGATATTGGTGCATGGGAGAATACACTATAATGGCTGTAAACAATATAAAACCCTTTGCTATTGGCTCAGGTGCAAACGTCATTTCACAGACGGATTATGAAGCGCTGGCAGCGCTTGTTACTGGTTTTCAAGCTGGTAAAGCATCCTCAGCGCAAATCAATAAAGCACTTCGGCAGTCGACATTTGTTGCTTCTGTATTGGCGCAATTTATTTCAGATAAAGCAGGTGTTGATGTTCTTGATAATGGGAGTGCAACCACACTATTAGCTAATTTTATCACGGCTCTTAAGGCAAATTCAGCGAATGATTTCCTGCAAAAAACGAATAATCTCTCTGAGTTTTCGAGTGCAGCAGCAAAGAGCGCGGCCTGTATAAATCTCGGGTTAGCCGATACATCTGGCTATTCTGGAAGGCTTTTAAATATTGCTGTGATTACCTCATCAGGTACTTATACACCAACTACAGGAACCAAAAAAATTAAAGTAACGGCAGTCGGTGGCGGCGGAGGTAGCGGCGGCGTGGCAGCTACATCATCTACTCAGTACTGTGCATCTGGCGGCGGAGCGGGCGGTAGTTCGGCAGTGGGTTTTTACTCGGTATCTGCTCCTGTTTTATGTACCATCGGCAGCGCAGGAGGCGCTGGTGCAGCTGGTAATAACCCAGGAGGTACAGGAGGCGCGACAATTTTTGGTTCGCTTATCACCGCTCCAGGCGGTTCGGGGTCAGCAGGTGTGCCAGCAATAGCAAGTGGTAGTACTGCGGTGACAGGAAATGCCGCACCGGGTGCTATTGCAACTGGCGGGACAATTTTAAATGTGCGCGGTACACCAGGCGGGTATGCATTTATTTTCCCGTCAGGAAACGTCATTGCAGGATCCGGCGGTAATTCATTGGTTGGGGCGGGAGGATTTGGTCAAGGATTTCCGCCAGCGCCGAGTTTAGGTACAGGTTATGGTTCAGGTGCCAGCGGAATTTCTATTGGCCCAGGCCTGGCTGCAAACTCAGGCGTAGCTGGGACTGCGGGAGTGGTTATTATAGAGGAGTATGCATAATGTCAGTAGAAGCTTTTGCAGTAATTAACAGCGAAAATAATGTAGTTAATACCGTCTTGTGGGATAAAGATGCGCAGCCTGAATGGTTCCCCGGTGATGGATTCGAGGCTATTTTTTGTGGAAATCAGCTATGTCAGATTGGAGACACTTTTAATGAAGGTGTTTTTTCACCCCCTCCCGTTGTTGAAACTCTGATGAAGAAATGATTGCCCGTGCTGAGGCAGATAAAAAGTATCAACTGGACAACGTAGCCAATTCGATTGCTGTATGGCAGACTAAGTTATTGATGGACAGGAAGTTAACTGACGCAGAAACCAAATCACTTAACGCCTGGCTGGATTATAGTGACGCCCTGTCTGCTGTTAACACATCTATAGTTTCTGCTGAAAACCCTCCTGCATGGCCTGCCTCTCCAGCCGCATAATTCATAGCCCGGTAACGCCGGGCACTTCCATCAAATAAATATTCCTGCCATTCAATCTCCTACCGACCTGCCGCAACAAGCCATTTAAACGATCATATTAATTAATAATACTGTATATATATTTTGAAGTGTGATGAATGAGCTTTACGCAGCTCAATCAGGAGTTTCATTCTGTCCTGAGACTGTTTAGTGCGAGTCTTCGTTAGGCTTACTTCCGGGCAATCTCGGGTAACAATGATTTCGCATGAGTGCTTCAGTTAAGAGGGTTTTGGTGACGGTGGGCAATGCGCGGTTACTCGAACATGGTGTCCCCTGCAGGAATCGAACCTGCAACTAGCCCTTAGGAGGGGCTCGTTATATCCATTTAACTAAGGGGACCAAGGCGGGGGAGTATAGCGCGTTTTTACACGCAGATTAACCACTTACCCGCCTGTTTGCTCATTCTGTCAGCAATTACGACTGACTATTTTCCGCGTTCTTCTCGTTACCAGCGGCCTGTTTCTTCTTCGCGGCCGCCTCTGCCTTCGCTTTCAGGCTAATTTCATTGCGGATCTGCGCATGACTAATCAGGGCGAAGATAAAGGTGCCGCCAATGATATTACCCGCCAGCGTCGGCAGCGCAAACGGCCAGAAGAATTGATGCCAGCTGATGGCGCCGCTAAACACCAGATACAGCACCTCCACCGATCCCACCACGATATGCGCTAAATCTCCCAACGCCACCAGCCAGGTCATCATAATAATCACGATAATTTTCGCCGAACCGGCGGAGGGAAACATCCACACCATAGTGGCGATAATCCAGCCGGAAATTACCGCATTGGCAAACATCTCCCCCGGACTGTTTTCCATCACTTTTTCACTGATATGAGTAAAGGCGGCACGCGTGGCTTCATCAAAGATGGGCATATGATTAAAGGCCAGCGCGCCGAGGCCGGTGCCCACCAGATTGCCTGCCAGCACAATGCCCCATAGCCGGAACAGCAGCAGAAAGTTACTGCCGGTCGGTTTATGCATAATCGGCAATACCGCCGTAACGGTATTTTCGGTAAAGAGCTGCTGACGCGCCATAATCACAATAACAAAGCCAAAGGTGTAGCCGAGATTCTCCAGCAGAAAACCGCCCGGCACACCGGCAAGATGTACCTGAAAAATACCTTTCGCCATCAGCGACGCGCCCATCGATAATCCGGCGGCAATCGCTGACCACAACAGCGCCATGCTGTCGCGTTCCAGCTCTTTTTCCCCGTCCTGTCGAATCTGCTCATGCACCGCCGCCGCTGCGGAGGGCAGTGCCTCTTCATCTACCTCGATCTCTTTTCCCTGTTCGTGCTCTTCACTTTCAACTTCCTGATCGTTGTTTTTATCTGCCGCCAT